GCATTTTAAGTAATTAATCAGGGGGTGGGCTAATGTTGGCTTTGGGGGTGGTGGCTTTGGCTAACGATATCGATCAAAAAGAAGTATTACGGCGGGCTAATGAGATAGCGAAACAGGGAGTGTCCAGGGCTGCGCATAAGAGTATTACGCTGATCCAGGAAGTAAACCGAAAGCGGAACCGTGAAGAGCGCGGCTGTCCGAATTGCTCCTCCGCCAAATGTTACGACAGTTGCCCGCGAGTGCTGATTCGGGCAGGTGGGAATGAGGTGCTTGATTTTATGTCGCGGACAAGCCCGCCTAATAGACGGGAGAAGGAAGCTCTGCCTCCTGGGGAACCTTCGTTTAAAGGGGGGAGTAAAAACGGCAGAAAGCGGAAAAAACCTCCGAAAAGCTGGTTCCAGAACCCGTTTTTAAGTTGACTGCCATACGTTGACATGCATATGTTGACATGCTACAATAAAATTGATTTTCGTTTGCCAAATTCAAGGCCGCCAACCGGGGCGGTCTTTGTCATGCCAACACCGACCGGTTAGCCACCGGATCTATCCTCCCTCTCTGGGGCGCTGGGGTTATCTCCGGCGCCCGAAGGTAATTAATCTTGCCGGCCGCCATTCCCGGCAAGTTCCCTCTCTGGGCGTCGATTGACACCGGCGCCCGTAAGGCAATATAGCGGGTCCATGATGGGCCTGCTATAATATTTCATAATAATCATCCGACGGCAGAAATGAAGGTGAGGTGATGGGGCGAAAGGCATCGCACAACTGGCAGAAATTATTCCTGGAATACAACCAGGGGCGATATAAAAACGTCGCTGAGTTTGCCAAGGCAAAGGATATATACCCTGACCGGATGCGGAAAGAATTCCGTAAATTGGCAAATGAGACTGAGTCAAAACAAGTCAAAAAAAATGACTCGAAAAATGATGCGAGTCAAAAACAAGTCAAAACGGTCCACCCCTGGGAAACCCTTAAAAAGCAGTTCCTGGACTGGCCAGACGAGAAGCTCCAGACTTACCTCACCCAACTTGAGGCACGCAAAGCAGAGCTTGAATCAATCCCTTTCGAGGATCTGGCCAAGGATGAGATTAAGGAACTCGGACAGGTCAGGCGGGAGCGCCGGGCCATCCTCAGCGATCCTGACCCGGAACGAAAGTGCAGCGCACACAACCACGACGGCAGTCCGTGTGGCAACCCGGTTGAGCAGGGGAAAAACGTGTGCTGGAATCACGGGGGAGCGAGTACGGGACCGCCAAAGGGATCGAAAAACGCACTAAAACATGGGGCCTACGAAACTATCTGGTTTGACCAACTTGACAACGAGGAGCGGGGGTTGGCTGAACAGGTGGCGCAGGATAAAATCAAAGCCCTGGAAGAAGAGATAATGCTATTGACGGTCCGGGAGCGGCGCATGCTGGCCCGGATTGCGCGTTTATCAGGAGAGGACTTTACGACAGTTAAGATTAAGTATGAAAAGGGCTTGGGGCCGCAGGGACCGGTGGATAAGGTTGACAAGGAGAGCCACGCAACGCTGGGGCAAATTCAAGAAATTGAAAAGGAATTAACGAAGGTCCAGGACAAAAAACTGAAGGCTATTGAGTTAAAACATAAACTTGATGATGAAGGCAAGGGTAAAGGAGATATTAGTGCCTTAGACAGATTCCTCCAGAGTGTAGACGAAATAGCCGGTGATGTCGATGCTTAATCTGTCGCCAAAACAAAAAGACTTTTACAATAACTCAACGGCCAAAATTAACGTAGCACATGGGGCAGTTAGAAGCAGTAAAACCTTTATCGTTAACCTGCGCTGGCTTAAATACATCCGACATGGTCCACCCGGCACACTCTTGATGAGCGGAAAAACCAAGGAGAGTCTTCGGGAGAATGTCCTTGAAGACCTTTTTAAGATTGTCGGTGAGGAAAGCTATAATTACAACGTTACAACAGGGATCTTGCACCTCTTCGGCAGAAAAATTGAGTGCAAGGGTGCGGACAAGGTTGATTCAGAAGGAAGAATTAGAGGCCGCACATACGCCGGGTGGTACGCCGATGAAATTACCATCCATCACAAAAGTTTTGTTAAACAGGCTATAGCTCGCTGCTCTGTTCCCGACGCTCAGATATTTTGGACCACTAACCCGGATCACCCTAAGCACCATATTAAAACTGATTTTATCGACAATAAAGAAATGCTGAAATCTGGAATGTTAAAGCACTGGCATTTCTTACTTGCCGACAATATATCCCTGACACCTGATTATAAAGCAATGCTGGAAGCTTCTTTTGCGGGCGTTTTTTATTTGCGAAATATCAAGGGTCTCTGGATGATTGCTGAGGGTCTTGTTTATACCGACTACGACGAAAAACGGCATAATATTATCCGGAAAGAAGTAAACCGGATGATTGATGCAAAAGAGTTTAAGGAGTACATCGCTGGGACTGATTTTGGTATAACAGCACCAATGACCGGTCTTCTGTATGGGGTCACTAAAGACGACAGGTTTATCCAGATTGATGAGTTTTACCAAACCAAACGATTAACCGGAGACCTTGGGCGCTGGTATTTGATGCAAGAGCAGCGTATTGGTAAGAAAATTAATTTTATTTACTGCGATTCTGCCGAGCCTGACCGAATTATTGAACTTCGCAAGATGGGATTAAGGGCCAGGGATGCAAACAAAGAGATTAATGCTGGCCTAAACACGGTGATGGTTCTTTTTAAGAGTGACCGACTTTTAATCTGCTCAGAAACTTGCCCTGAGACGGTAAATGAACTCTTAACATATCGCTTCCCCGAACCGGACGACCCGAAATTTAAGAAAGACGCACCACTGGACGAGGACAACCACAGCATGGATGCAAAAAGGTATGCTCTGCATACGTATCTCTCAAAACCAATCATTACTGGTACTTCGGTTCAAGCGGACCCCTATGCTGCTCTTGGAAATCCAGACGAAGATTGGTAAATCAAAAGGAAAATAACGGGTAATGTCGAACATAATGCCAAACAACCCTTGAAAGGGGTGCCCCATTATGTCCGACAAATTAAAGATTGTTCCTGACAAAAAGGCAAAGCCACCCAATGAAGACACATGGTCTTTCCGACTTAACTTAGACATCAACTGGGATGACCTGATTGACCAAGCTAACATCCTTCAGAAATCAGTCAAGGCCTTAGGTGACGGCTTCGAAAAAGCGGCTGCCGTTATCGAGGAGAAACGGCCTGGGCAGGTTGTAGAGCTGGATGAAGAAAAGGCGCTGCGTGCATACCGGGCCATGCTGGAGCACTACCGGCACCTGCAAAAAGGCGCCGAAGATGCTCTACAAAGCCTGGTTGAAGGTAAAAAGAAATGGGGTTAGCACCTGGTTCGCCGGGTGTTTTACTTTTTCCCAAAGGCGGTGATGGGCCTGGCAAAATTATTCACCAAAATCCTGGACTTCTTCAGCCGGTCGAAAAGTGAACCGGAACCTGCGAAGACGGCTAAAAACGAGTCACCGAAGGTCAGCTATGCCGAGTCCCCGCACCTATACGTTTTCGAGCAGTTTAAGCTGGCCACGGACCGGATTTCGATTGTCCGCGATGTTAAGCAACTGGTGAAAACCGATCTCCGCTTCGCCATGACGAACCACCGGCTGTCAGCAGATGCCGCCCGCGGCGGATTCAAGGTCGTCGTAGCCGGTAGCGAAGCCTACCGGCAGCAGCGGAGAAGGCAGGGGAAGTCCGGGCCCAAGCGCCTGACACCCGGGGCCAACATAGCCCAACAGGTTATTGATGACTTTTTGAAGCGCACCAAACTGGCGTCAAAATCGAAGGGATACATCCGGGTGCTGCTCCGGGACGGCGACTTGTTTATGAACCCGGTAGTGGACTTAAATTTCGGGCTTATCCTGGACGTGCGCCGGGCACCCGTCCTGACTATCAAACGAAATTGCGACGAGTATGGAGAGTTTCTGGACCCGGAGAGGGCATTTAGCCAAATTGACCCCATTACGCAGCTGCACGTACTCATGGAGATTGGCCCGCCCAGTCAGTCCCGGGCGGACTTCGCCTTGTACCAGATGAATCAGGTGCGATGGCTGTGGGATGAGAACGAGAACTACGGCACCAGTCACTACGCTTCGGCCAGGGCCATGTTCCGGATCCTACAGAAAATGGAGTGGGCCGCGGCCATCCGGCGGGAGTTCCGGAGCGTAAAGAAGAGGAGCCACAAGCTGCCGGACACCGCCCAACAAGCAGAGGTCACCGAGTATATGAGAAACGTCGGGCTGATTGACAAAGACGGCAACCCGACGAAAAACGCACACCTTTTGTCCGACTTCGTTGGGACGGCCGAGGTTACGGCCTTAAACGATTCCTCAAACCTCGACGAAATGGACGACATTAAGTACTTTGAAGAACTCCTCTGGCTGAACTTCGGTGTGCCAAAGGCCATCCTCACGGCCGGCGCTGACATTAACCGGGACGTGTTGAAGGTCCAGTACCCACACTACCTGCAAACCTTGGAGGACATAACGGACGTTTTGGAGTTTGGCGACTCCGGTCCATTTTCGGGTTACCGGGCGATAGTTGACTTGCAATTGCTTCTCGCCGGGATCAACCCGGATGCAGTTAACTATGATATCGTCTGGTCTGATAAGACTGATGAGACACCTGCCGAGCGTATTGATCGCATACAAAAAGCCCTTGGTGCGGAGAATGGTGTCAAAGTTATCACGATTGAGAAAGCCATTCAGGAAATCGCCGGGGATTTCGATATCGAGGACCCGGTGGGTATGGCGCTGCAACTTGAAGAGGAGCGACAGCAGAGGGAGGCGCAGCAACAAGCGGCGTTTAAGCAGCAGTCGCAAAAACAACAGTCAGGGCAGGAGCAAGAACCAGTTACAGACGTGATGCTTGAAGACCGGCCAAAGATGGAGGTTATAGAGGCGAAGGCACAGGCCGCGGTACTGCGTTTTTTTCGTGCCATTTACCAGCGAATGATGAATTACAGTGAACCCTTGACCGATGCGTCAACAGATGAGACCGACGTCAGCGAGGAATCAATTCTAACTCTCCTTAATGATGCGTGGGACGAGGAGCAGGGCAAGTATCAGGTAGGCATTGTCAATCAAATGACCCAGGCCGGGGTCGTAGGCGTTACAAGAGCTTTGCAGCTAATCGATGCTCCGGCCGGCGGCGGGGAGCCGCCAAGAATTGAGATCAAGCTCCGCATCACAAGAACCGACATCCGGGACGACCTTATGGAAGCGTCAGGAGATCGGATCAAGGATATTAAGCAAACGACACTGAACAACATTAGGGAAACCCTGGCTGAAGGATTCGAGGCTGACTCTGGCTGGAAGAATATCATGGAGCAACTGCAGCCAGTCATCGTTGACGAGGTCCGCGCGGAGATGATTGCCAAAACAGAGCTATCCTGGGCGTATGACCGCAGTTCTATCCGGATTTACAAAGGTGCCGGCTATGGTAGAGTGCAGGCCGATGAAGTAATGGACGAAAAAACCTGTCCGGTATGTAGGGGTAGACATGGCAATGTTTATCCAATTGACGAATGGCCTGGCCTTGCCCATCCAAGGTGCAGGGTAACGCCATTGCCCTATGATTAACATATAATCGCACTTCGCAAAACGCGGGGTGTTTTTCTTTTACAAAGGCGGTGATTGTTGTGGTGAGAGACCCCACTTTATAATACATTCCGAAAAATTTCGAAAGGAGTGATTTTGTGCCCCCGTTTAGAGAAGTAGCGATCCTTGACGTCGCTGTTCCCACAAATGATAAAAAGATCGGATTTTTCCAGCGCGACGGCGGCCCAATTAACGACGCCCTGGCCGATGACCCGTTGATGCAGGAGATTCTTACCGCCACCACGGCAATCGGGCTTTTGGCCGTAAAGAAGAAAATTGCCAATATGCCCCTTACTGAAATCGACCGGCGTATCTACTATGAGGCCATTGAGGCAAAGTGTCGTGTTGAGTATTCCGAGTGGAATGTCGAGTATGCAGCAAAAAAAGAGCAGGAGGCAGCTCAAAAGGCGGCTAACCCGTTAGGCTTTCAGATTGAAGGCGCCACCGTGACCGTAACTACCGACGCTGCCGAGCCGAAGCTGGCCGTCCTGACCGACGCCGCCGGCGAGTCCCGGGACGTCTGCATATCGAAAGCGGTTGCCCTGACCGACGCGGCCGGAAAGCCCTCAGGCTGGTACAAGCAAATCGTGTCCAGGGTTGATGCAATCAACGGCAATAACCGTTTCTACCCGCGCCCGATCTATGGACCGGCCCTGAACTCCCTGAAAGCGGCCGGCTTTCCGTATGCTGGGGAGCATCCCCACCCTAAGAGCTACCGGGGTGCTGACGGCCGGGTGCTCTTTGACTCCAGCGTGCCAAACCAGGCGGTGCGGTTCCGGGCTGCGGAGATTGACCAGGCCGGGAATGTTTGGGCTGAGTACAAGCCCCTGCAGACCGACATGGGCAAGCAGGTCCAGGCGATGCTTGACGTTGGGCTACCCATCGGCTTTTCAAACCGGATGACCGGCGACATGACCCCGGCCAAAGTCGACGGGAAGCAGGTCAGTGTCGCGCGCAGGCTTACTCTCTACACCTGGGATGTTCTATTGAATCCGGCCGAACCAGAGGCCTTTAGTGCCCCGGAGCAGTTGACGGATGCGGCGATGACCGAAATTTTGGACTCACTGAAGGAGGATGATAACAAGATGAACTTTCTCTCCATGACCCTGGCCGAGTTAAAGGCTTGGAAAACCGCCAATGCCGGCCATAAAGACATGGCTATCTGCGATGAGGCGATTCGGCTGAAAGAGATTGCCGACCAGAGCCCGGCGATTACCGATGAACTCACCCGCCTGCGTCAGGAGAAGGCGGACCGCGAGGCCAATGAGGCTGCCGAAGCCAAGCGTAAAGGTGCCCAAACCGCCCTGACCGACGCGGTAAGTGCGCTCCCCTATGACCAAAAGACCAAGGATGCCCTCTTGAAGAAAGGCGAGGCCATCACCGACGCCACCGAAGTGTCGGTGTTTATCGAACGTGAAAAAACCTTTGTTGATTCCATCGCCGTGAATTCAAAGCTGGCCGCCCTGGGTGTGCCCGCGGGAGGAAAGGCAATTGTGATCGATCCCTCTGTGCAGGTTGGCGCCGCTGCTCAGACATGGCAGCCCATCGTTGACAAACTGCAGGCCGCGTTTGACGACCAGGTCCGTAGCCGGACCGGCCTTCTCCCGGACCTTGAATTGCGCAAGGCCAACAAGGCCATCCTGGACCGCATCTTGGCTAAAATGGAGCGAGACGATCACCCGGCGTACAGAGAGAATATGAAAGCCCTGACTGACGCTGCCGAGAAGATTCAGGATGGTGTGATTACTGACTCGGCAGTGAGCGTCACAGGCGACTTCGCCCAGGCCGCGGTTATTTCCAGGGCCATCATGGAGCAGTCGTGGCAGGATCTTGTTTTCCTGCAGCTCGTTATGTCCGAGCCGTTTGCCGGTGCCACCTACAAGATCCTTTCCGAGATTACATCGACGGACCTGTACTCCCAGGACGACCTGATTGTGGGCGAGACCGATGGCATTCCGACTGAGGGCGTCGCCACAAGCGTCCTGGAATTTAGTGCCGAGTGGATGAAGCGTGGCACCGTGGTCACTAAAGAGGCCATGCGCGAGTTACTGACCGGTCCGTTTAACTATGACGTCCTGGCCCGGAACCTGGCCAACCTGCCCATGCGCTTCGGTCGCTACATCGATCAGCGCCAGAGCCTTGAAATGCTCCACGTCTCTGACGAATACGGGGCGGTAGCGGTTACAGATGAAGCGGTTGCGGCTGCTGAAATGGCTGCTGCGGTTGCAGGAACCAATGTTCCGGTCGGCTCCAATGCTGCCTGGATTGCAAGTTTGCTTGTTGGCTACGCTACTACGGCGATTGGAGCAACCGTTCCGCCCATCGTGCGCCCGCGCACCCGGCAGTACATTGACGCAGCAGGCCAGAAGCAGACCACAATCGCCAACCCGATTACAGTTAAAAAGGGAGCCGCAACCCTTGTGCGCGGTACCTGGGACCCGGTTACCGGTAAGATTTCCACCGACGCAGACTATGCAGTGGACTTCGAAAATGCCAAGGTTTACTTTACTGAGGCATCCGGGGTTGACAATGACACCAACAAGCCGACCACTTCCTACAGCTACGCGACCAACGTTTCTTTCTTCGACCTGACCGTGCCGGCCGGGGTGGACACGGCGAAATACTATAACCGCCTGCTGGAGCGTTTTGACTACGAGAAAGCCTACATGGGTAGTGCGCCGCGGTACTCGGTGCCGAGCTTCGCGATCGGCAGCCTGAACGCCATGGTGAACCTCAAAATTGCTGAGCTGTTCTATAAGTGGGCATCTCCAGAGGGTACCAACCTGCTTTCCGGCCGGATGTACTTTGCGACCCGCAACGGCCTGCAACTGGGTGAGATTAACGCGCCTTGGGCGGCCGGCGACAAGCGGATGTTGCTGGGCAAGATCAACGCCACCCGGTTTGGTGTAGGATCCCCAATGCAGATCGAGGGCCCTGAACCCTACTATGCAGCAGACGGGAAGATTACATCGGCCAAGCAATACTTTGCCACCCAGCAGATCAGCATCGCCACGCCGCTGACCACCGACCAGAATGGCGTGACCTACAACCCGCCCTATCGGACCGTTAAGTTCTACAATTCGTAAGGGGTGGGGTAAATGAAGGTTAACACCGGACACGCGTTTATCCACCCGGTAACCAATCGCATGATCGGTCCAGGGCAAATGTACGAGGAGTTCGAGGCCGTCAAGCCGGCGGCCTCGGTCGCTTCCGATGAGACTCCCGAAGAAGAGGTGAAGGTCGATGGCGGAAGCGGACCTGATCGGAAAACTCCGAAAGGAAATCGGAGACGAAGTTGAACCGTATAAGTTCTCGCCGGAATACCTGGAATCACTCATCCAGGACGCGGTTGGAGACTATTCCCGGTACCGGCCCCGGAAAAGGAAGGGTACCGTCAACCTGACCCCGGGTGTCACGGAATTCCCCCTGCCGGCCGACTACCAGACATGGCTCACGGGCCTTGATGGGTACGAGGTCCTGGATAAGACCATCTACCTTGATTCGGCTCCCACGTCAGCGGTCGGTGTCAGCTTTACTTATTTGGCCGACCACACGGCAGAAACCGTGCCGGACCGGGATACTCCAATTCTACTTGACTACTGCATGTGGAGACTGCTTAGTGACATCATCCGGGAAGGTGCCGAGATCAGCGGTCTGAAACTTGGCAAGGGCCTTGAAATCGAGTTTGACAACTTCAATCAGGTTGAGAAGTTGGCCGCGAAGCGCCTGGAAAACTACCATCGTAGCGTTAAAAAGGTCATGGGGGGCTACAGCTGATGGATGCCTTAAAGCTCGCCGGCAAGGTCAAGGCGATTATCGCCAAGCACATCCAGGCAAAGGGCTATGAGACAGACGCCGTACTGAAGACCCCAGCAGCTGATGTGGAGAACCGAGACGAGCTGAGTATCACCGATGAAGGGCAGCCGGATCCGCACGCCGAGACGGTTAGGATTGTTGTTACTGCCCATGACATTGAAGAAAACGCTATGGAACTGGGTGACAACCCTGCCGAAGTGTTGGAGTTCATCGTCATCGAAGACGGCACCGAACCGGACGCGCGGCAAGTGAAAGAGGGGCGTCTCCTGGGGTACGATGGGAAGGAATTCGAAATCAAGCTTGCGGCCCCTGCCACACTGGCCGGCCAGTTGATCATCAAGGAGTGCCGGGCTGAAAGGGTGAAGTAGATGGGTGACTTCAGCGACATTGTTCGTGCGTTGCGGTCCATTCCCGGGGGCCTCGACCGGGCTACAAAGCGGGGGCTGAGGCGCGGCGCTGCCATAGTCTTGAAGCGGGCAAAGGGGAAGCTTGGTACCTATCAGCCGGCTATTGGGGATTATCCCGCCTGGTCCAAACTGAAGGCTGAGACAGTGAAGCGAAAGCACACGTCACAGTCTGGTCGCAATAAAGGCAAGCTTACCAGAGCTGGTAAAAAGTATGTCCAAAAGCACGGTTCCTGGGGCGCAGGCGGAAACGACGACTCGCCCCTGGTCGGCATCAGTGGGCACCTGCGCATGGCATTGACAATCGACGACAGCGAGCTGGAGGGCAAAGGTGTGGCTTATGTTGGCGTCGCTGGAGGTAGTCAGGAGCAAGGGAAAGGAAGCCCGGCGGACTACGCCGCTACCCACGAATTCGGTGACGCCTCCCGGAACATCCCGCAGCGCTCGTTCCTACGACCGGCGTTGCATGAGTCCCGGGGTGACATCAAAGAAGAGGTTGCCAAGGAGATCATCAGTGAACTGAGGGGAAGATGGCGATGAGGGATCCGCTGGTTGAAGCGTATAAAGCTATCAAGGCGGCTATCCGGGGCGTCCACGGCGCCGCTTTTAACGTCCGAGACGAGGAACCGAACCCGGTGGAGTTTAAAGCATTGCTTCCGGGCGCCAACATTTTCTATGTTAGCGGTACTGCTGAGAAGGCTCTCATGCGGGAGTATGAACCCCACGGACTGATTGACAACAACGATGGGACATTCACGGTTGGAACCGAGGTCCTGCGCTTTGATTACCTCATCCAGGTTTCTTTCTTCGCCGAGCGCCAGGGAACGACGCTGCGCTTGGCCACCGAATTCCTGGCGGCCATCGAGAAGGAAAATGAAATCCCAATCCCTGGGGACAAGTGGGGCGAAATAATGCAAATCTTTGGGGAGGGGCCACCGATACCACCAAGAGGAGAGATCGGCCTTTACCAAAGTGACCTGACGTTTACCTGCCGTGGCAAGCTGATTATTGAGGATATTGTGAATGTTATCGATGTTTCACAGTTTAAGCCAAAAGTAAGTTAAGGGGGAATGAAACTTTGACCATTCTTCGCGGAGTAACTTCACTGGCCGGGTACCCGCCCGGCCTGTACATCAACGAACAAGCTGTGCCTCAGTCGGACACGGTCGACATGAAAGACTTTGTGCTGGGCTTTGTGGGCGACTTCGACCGGGGGCCGGTTAACCAGTATGTGATGGTCAGCGAGACGCCGACCAAACGGTTGACCGAGATTGTTGAGGCCGTCCTGGGGCTGACGACCAAGAGCAACAAAGGGAACGCCTTGTTGGACCACCTTCATCGTGCCAGGGTTAAAAAGGCCGTTTTTGTCCGGGTGCTTGGCGCCGGTAACGCAATGGCAAGTAAAACCCTAGTGGACCGCCAGGTAACTCCGGACGACACGCTCAAGGTATCGTCTAAATATCCCGGCACCTACGCCAATATTTTCACGGTGCAGGTTGCCAATGGCACGGACGCCAACACATTCAAGCTCATCCTGGTATCCGACTTTGGCACCGAAACATACGACAACCTCAGCATGGACCCGGCCAGCGCCCGCTACGCAGTCACTTACGTGAACAGTCGCAGCGAGCACTTTGTCCTGGAGGACATGGCTTCTTCAGCTGCCGATTACGTCACCGCCCGCCCGGATGTGCTCGCCCAGACCCAGCTTACCGGCGGGTTGAACGGCGCCGCTCTGGTTGCAACTGACTACGTCGGCACAGTTGATGCCGGCACCGGCAAGCGCACAGGCTTAAAGCTCCTGGAACTGGTAGGCAGCATTATCACCGAAGTCGCACTTGCCGACTATTCAGCTGCCACGACTGACGCCGCCCTGTATGCTTTCGGTGAAAAGTACAACTGCATGACTTACTGCGGTATCGGCACTGCGGCAGTGGTTGCCGACGCAATTACCTACCGCGATACCTACGACACGGATTTCATGCAGATGGTTTACGGTCGTTATAAGTCTGTCGGCGACCAGTACACCTCCGGCGCCTGCCTCTCGGCCATCGTCCACGCTATTGGCAACATCGAGGACTCCGGCCTGGCCGTGGAATGCACCTGGGTTTCGGCGGCAGAGCAGGAGCTTGATTTCGACCAGTACACCGACCTTTACACCAACCAGATCGCAGCGTTTCAGCTGAAGCCTTCGGCCGCCGGCGACGGTTCCCTGGCCTGGCGCATGGCCAACGACTACACCCTGGCCAAGACTGACGTGGAAGGCAACGTAATCAGTGACGACGAAAACCGAAAGGTCAATAAACGCCGCCTGAACAGCTGGATTGAAAAGGCCCTGGAGGCGGTGGCGGCCCCCTGGCAGGGGCGGGCCATGTCCAAGAAGATGAAGGACGACGCAGAGCGTCGGATCCGGACATTCTTCGATAACCTGGTCAAGCCGGTGAATCCTTTGGAGACCAGCAAGATTGAGACTTACTCCATCGTCTTCGACGATGCCGCTGCCCAGATTGACCAGTTTGTTCAGAATATCAAGGTCAAGCACTACAACACCGCCGAATGGATTCTCTTGAACTTCCAGGGCGGTACGAATGTGGAGGTGGCGTAAATGGCCCAGGACGGACTGCTTGGTAAAAAGTTGGTGATTGCCATCACTGATCAGGGCGGCAACGCCCTGGCGAAGTCCCCGGAAATCCTGAAGTGGTCTGTTGAAGAGATCACCCAGGAGGAGAAGAAAGCTCCGATCGGGGAAGAGTCGGAGTACCGCCATGTGCTTCAGATGGGCTGGAAGGGCAGTCTGGATGGTCAGAGCCCGAGTACCGCCTACGATGACATCGTAGACCTGAAGGTGAAGTACCAGGAGGACAACGGCGGAACCCTGAAGTTTGTTATCTTCACGACCGAAACCTACAAAGACGGCACGGTGCGGAAGTACAAGTACGAGGAAGTGACTTTCGACGGCTATAAGAAGTCGGCGGACGGCAACAGTAAGCCGATCACAAACAACATCAGCTGGCACGCTACACGGCGCGCCAAAGTATCGTAGGAGGTAGACATGGAAGAAATTACTCTATCGACAGGTAAAAAGGTGACCCCCCGGGAAAAAAAAGGCCAGCACCACTTTATCGAGCGCAGGCTCCTGGCGTCCTGCATGAGCGAGGGCGGTCAGAACATCGGTGGCGTCATGTCCACTGTCACTATCCAGACTGTGGTGGGGATCGCGGCGGTCGATGGAAGTAAGGTCGACATACCGCAGAACCTGGCTGGTGTCTACGAGCTCATGAATGAGTTCACCTATGATGAGTGGAATGAGCTCGAAACCAAAATGCTGCCGAAGGCCGCCCAGGATAAGCTGGCTGAACTGGCAAAAAACTCGCAGAGCAGCCCTGGTTCCGAAATCGCGTCGAATTAGCACTGGCCTCCGGGGCTGGGCTGAGCTATGGCGAAGCTTTGGAGATGGACGATGTGACACTGGCGGCTGCTGTGATTGTGGTTAATGAGTGGAATGAGAGGAATCCCCCGGTCTTGTGATCGGGGGATTCCTCTTGACGTGGTGTTTTTTATAAGACCCTTACATAACAAAGAAAAAAATAATTTCCCATCCTATTCTATTCGTAGACCTCTTGAAATATGGTATACTTAACCAAAAAAAATCCGGGAGGTTGATAGGGTGAAGCGGTTGATTATTTTAGTAATGGCTTTACTGGTGTTAACGCTGGTTGGGTGCGGGGGTGG